TGATCGCCTTTAATTAATGTTGAGGTTACTGAACCTGTCACAATGTTGTTTGTTCCTGTAACAACTGCTGATGTTCCAACAGCTGATGCTGCATTGACTCCAGCTCTTGCTACTACAAGGACTTGTCTTTCCTGAATCTCATTTAAGTTTACATCATCTGTTCCAAAAGTATACAGCTCGGTTCCTGATACAGAGATTGATGCTGATCCGTTTGCTGATGCAAATGTGACGGCGGTAGACTTCTTCTTGGTAAAGGTTGCGTTGCCTACTGACTTAACGCCATTCTGTCCTACTGGGAATACCATTCTATTAAAATCAGCATCTTTGATTAGCGCTGTGCCATCTGATTCTAATAATATATCTGCCACCCCTCTTTTTGCTGTGTTGGTATTTCCAGCTGGGTGCTCTGTTGACGCATAGTGATATATGGCTTTTGCATGCTTCTTGAATGACTTGCCGCTGTACATTTTAATGTCGTATAGATATGCTTGGTATTCTGTATCAAACGCACCAATGTTGTCTCCATCCAATTCAAGGCCTCTAACTCTAGCTGTACCAACTACGCTCACTGCAGCGCCCATGGTAACCGTGTTGCTTGATTGGATCGGAATATCAATGTTGTTGTTAGATAGTGCCTCTAGCGGCCCATCTAAAATTAGGATTTGGTCGTTGTTGTCTGGCGAAAACTCACCCCTCAATTCTTTTACTTGAACATAATGTCCGAAGTTAACTGAGACTGATTGTGCAACCGCATTGGTAAATGTGGTTCCCTTTTGAGCTTTTACTCTGGTGGCACCAATTGTTTCGAATCTGTGTCCTTTAACATACCCTATGCCAGCGCCTACAACAATAGAAAGATTGTTGGCACCGCTGGTGCCTGCAATACCCTCTGTGCTAACTACAAAAGGATCGACCACATAGTCGCCACTCTCCTCGTACGTTCTGCTGGCCAGCTCGTCTGATAAGTTTGACAAGACTGGCTTTTGGTTTTGCGATATTCTCTGTCCGTTCTGGAACTTAACTAATGATAAGAAGTTATTAGAAGTATCTGCTTCGGATGTTGTTTTAACTGTCAGTATAGGAAACAGCTTTAATCTATCTGCACCTGGAGCATTTTCGTTGTTGTACCCCGACGCATTGTCTAGCAATGTAGTATCGATCGAGCTGTTTACAACGCTTTCTGTCGTTACGATGCCTACTTGGACCTCATGAGGTCTGCTAGTATATGAAGATACTATAATACTTTGATCTTCAAATCGCTGGAAATTTCCTTTCTGATAAACAATGCCATCAGTAACGGACATCTGGTATGATGATCCAACAACGTTGAATTGTGAGTTACCAGCAACTTCAAAACTTGTGTTTGCAATTGTTACGTTAGCTATTTTAGATAGCTGAACTGTGCCAGCAAATAAGCTCGCTGGAATCTCTAGCTGGGTGTTTGCTCTTGTGATACTAATTGTAGGATAATCTTGGACACTATATCCAGTGCCATTTGCAGTGATGTTAATCTTATAGATGGATCCATTAGCTGCATATGTTTGTATTGAACCGGCCGCACCTGTTCCGTGTAAGTCTGATGCAATGACAACAGTATCCGAGTTAGAATAGTTGGCACCTATTGCAGTTATAATTACGTCACCTGAATTGGTAGCATCGTTGTCAGCAGCAATTGGGGTGGCCGCTGGATACACTTCTAGTACTTGACCTTGAGTGTATTTTGTTTCTCCGCCAGTACCAGAGTTAATGTAGTTAAAGAATAATGTATTTAGATTCGGGTTTTGTGTTTCTAGTCCAGACTTCGTATCAACTATTTGTGCTACAAGGTTAGCAGCTGTTCTTACATAGTCGTTCTTTGAGAACAGAGCTACGTTCACATCTACTGGTGTAGCTGATTGAGTTTTGTCTAGAATTTTAGCATACTTAATAGACTGGTCATATGTAAATGAGCATCCCTTAACTATAGTTCCTTCTTTGAATTGATATCCGCCGAAGCGCTCAATCTGATTTTGAAGGATTGATTGTAGTGATGTTAGCTCTCGGGCTTGGAGAGGAACCGCCGGCCGGAATAAAACTTTATGAAAGTTTTTCGTTTCATCAAAGTCGTCAAAGTACGGGGCTATATTTAAATCTGTGTCTATTGGCATTGTGTTCCTCTAAAATTCAATCAGCAGTTTTATTCTTTCTGTTTGGGCTGCATTTCTGGTCACTGGTGGCTGATTTTCTACGTATAGAATTTCCCCACTTCCAACCACTATATCTGGCTGTATGGATCCAGTGAAGTAACCTCGGCCTGCACTTGTTTGTCCATTGAAACTATAGTAAGTACCTGATGCTGTATCAGATGCCAACCAGTTTCCTTGGGCCCTTGTTATTGCAACGCTTGTACTATTTATAACCTCAATGACACCTGTTGCATCTGTTGAGTCTTGTTTAATAATCTCATCTGTTGTAAATGCTACTGATGATTGATTTGCAAACCCCGTAAGCACTAGCCTCTGATCGAAAGAGTCAGCCGTTGAGCTGGATCTCGATGGGTTGGTTAGTATGCCTCCAACGTTTGCAGATGTGTTAGATGCATTGACAACCCTCAATGAGGTGTTGCTTCCTGATGTTACAAAGTTGCCATACACATTAGCTACTGCAATAGTGCCTGATGCTCTTGACTTGACTATTCCATATGCTCCATTGGCTACGGTTGCGTCACCGGCACTCTGAGTTATTACATCATTGACAGCAAACGAGGTTCCTGCCCCCGAGCTTCCATCTGTTAAGGTCACATCACTAATGCTCAGCTGTACGTTTGCAAACAATGGATCTTTAATAAGACCAAACTGTCTGTAGTCATTATTGATGGATATATTTCCATTCTCATTGTTGGCAAAATCTATTGATATGCCTACTACGGATCCGTTAAGCTCATTGATAGGATCGGATCCATGTCCGCCTTTTGGTCCAATGATAATGGATACGTTTGCATTATTTGCTTGCTGTGCAACTGAATTTGATCCTTCTACAATACCGGTGTTACCATACACTTTAGCAGAGCCATACGTGTATCCATAACCTCTGTTAATAATCTCTACAGTATCGACAGCATATGTTGACGTGTTGACAATTGCTCTAGCCTGTAGTCCCTGACCGTCGCCTATTACAGCTATGCGTGGTGAGATCTCAAAACGAGAGGTACTATCAATAGCAGTGTCAAAGTCTGTCGCTAAAAGCACTCTTCGAGCTGAACCAGTAACGATGTATTCGCTAATTGTTCTTTGCTGGCCTGCTCCAGTACCTGCTGTAATATAAAATATGCTTCCTTTATAGAAGTCGGTGTTAGATGACAACGATGATGTGGTTGAATCTATTTTAGCTATCGAAGCTGTTGCGGCTGATGTTTCGCCTTTTACAAATACGTTGCTTTGTTGACCAAAGAAGTTTCCAGCAATGTCTGTGAATCTTAGATGGGTAGTGTTGGCTTCTACAATAACACCATTAGCAACATTGTTTGCCGTGTTGATGTCTCCGTTAGCATGCTTGCCAAATAAGTTTGCTCTTTCAATCTGGAACGTCCCTGATACGTTTGTCGGTGTAACATTGGCACTTACTAGTGATTCTATTTCATGAATTAAACTGTTAGATGATACGTTGGCTGTTTTAACGACACCGCTTGCAACCGAGAAATATCTTGATCCGCCAGTGTTAACCTTAATTACATCAATAGCCCCTGACACCGCATTCGCTTGTACTGCATTGTTTGCAATGATGGGTACCTTAGATGAAGTAGCGAATTTAATATACTGAGAGGTGGGAATGAAATACATTAGCACCCACTGATATTTGTCAGCTGTGGTGATATAAATATCGTCATCTGCGGTAGTAGCATCTTTAGATGGAGGGCTTGTTGACGCCCCACCCTTGTTGTTATACAGGCATTTAAATACACTGTATCCGCCCGACTCAGACACTACCACAAAATAGTTCGTTAGTGCAGCGGCGTCGTTCTCGTATTGATTATATACCGTTCCAGATGACCACGCATTGTTGTCTACCATATGTCTGACGTCTGATGCATTTACTTTCTTACCAAACATCATATCTCTGTATATTTGGTAGTAGGTATCTTCTTGTGAGTCAGTAGGAGTAGGGGGGCTTAGGTCAGACG